ACATTCGTCTAGCAGCTGCGAACTCTATATTAGATAGGGTAGGTTTAGGAAAGAAAGATCAATTAGATGTAAATATGAAAGCTATGCATGGAATATTTATATTACCAGCAAAAGATGGAAATAATAAAGATGAAAATAGACAAAAATAAATTAGATTATGCTAATGAGCATCCTAAAACTAAAAAATTATCTAAAGATAAACAAGAAAAATTACTTGCATATAAAGGTAATGGTAAAGTAGGTGATACATTTATGAAATTTTATAATCACTTTAGGAAACTAGGAGCTTTACCTGAATCTGCTTTTAATGCTGCACAAAAAAAATTAGATGAAGTGCCTTTAAAAGCTGTCGGTGATGATAATTAAAAAATTAAGTGGAACCAATAAAGATCAAGAAAAAAGCTAGAACTATACCATTTGGTTTCAAACAGTCACAGGATCCAGAATACATAGAACCTGTGAGAGAAGAATTAGATGCTCTTAAACAAGCTAAAGAATATATGAAAACTTGTTCGTTAAGAGAAACGGCTCAATGGCTACATAGAAAAACAGGAAGATACATATCACATGTCGGACTTAGAAAAAGACTCGCAAGAAATAGCACCACCGAAACCGAAACGGATAGTACAACAGAAAGCCAAGAAGTCAGTAAAACAGATATTAGCTCGCACTCGTAAGAAAGTTGCAAAGGCAGAACAATCTCTACGTTCTGCTAAGATGTCTGCAGAAAATACCAAGAAGAAACTGTTAACTATTGACAAAGCTCTTACTGGTAAAGAGACACAGCTACTTACAGAGGATATAATCGAGAGTGCTCCTCAAAATGTTAAAGAGCATATAGACCAGCAAGAAGTTATCTTTAAACCTAATGGAGGTCCACAGACACAATTTCTTGCAGCTTCTGAAAGAGAAGTATTTTATGGAGGAGCTAGAGGTGGTGGTAAATCATATGCGATGCTAGTCGATCCACTTCGTTATTGCTCTAAGGCAAATCATAGAGCACTCTTAGTAAGGAGGACAATGCCTGAACTAAGAGACTTAATTCAAAAGTCTCAATTATTATATGGAAAGGCATTTCCAGGTGCAAAATGGAGAGAACAAGAAAAAGAATGGCGATTCCCATCAGGGGCAAAGATAGAGTTTGGTTACGCAGAGAACATGACAGACGCTTTGAGATACCAAGGTCAATCATACACATGGATAGGAATAGACG